CTAGCTTAGCTCCAACCAACAAGCAATTGTTTAGGTCTCACAAAAATCTTATTATCACGGTTGCTATTAAGCGTTTGCATTTATTGAGTCAACATTCTTATGTTGAAGTTTCAAAGATGCGACCTGTACAACTTGTGCAAAACGGTTTTTGTGATCCAATACGAGTGTTTGTTAAGAACGAACCCCACAAGCTTGCAAAACTTAGTTTGAAAAGATATCGGCTGATAATGTCAGTTTCGATAGTCGATCAAATTATCGAGCGTCTTCTGTTGACACCAACTAATGAAGCTACTATTCTTGCCAACGCAAAGAATCAGGAAATTCCCATAGCTATAGGTTTGGATCTGGTCTCCTCTAAAGGAGTTAACTCGTTCTTAGACCGAATCAAGCGGTGGAAGAGGAATGAGAACGATGTGTTGACTGGTAGTGACGCCTCTTGGTTCGATTGGTGTCCAAGCATGGAGAATATGTTGTTTAATGCGGATGTTCGAAAGTTTCAAACATCTGGGGATTCTGCTGATCTTGATTTTTGGTATGCTATGATGCTGAATTGGTATTATATCATGTCAAATTCAGTATTGGCTCTCTCTGATGGGAAGCTTTATGAGCAGATGATACCGGGACAACAAAAATCTGGTCGATATGGAACAGCCCAAGACAATTCCCACATTCGGTGTGGGCTTGCTGTCCACAATGGATCCGATTTAAACCGGTTCATAGCAGGTGGGGATGATGCATTAGAAAATAGACGTAAGGGGGATGTGTCTTACTCGAAAATTCCAGGTTGGAAATTCGAGTTTGAAGATAAGCCTTCGGAGGTTGAATTTTGTAGTGCAATTTGGGACATAGCTATTTCCTCTAAAACTAGTTTGAATGTCGGAAAGAAGCTTTACAACTTCTTTTCGTCTTCAATGTCAAAGGAGCAATTAGCTGCCCTGTTGGAGGAGCTGCAGGCTCATGCCGGCATGGATAAGCGTATCGTTGATGCGCTTTCCTTGCTGGATTGATCTGGAAATCTTGGTAGGTTGGGGCCAAGAAAATATGACAAATAAATCAAAGAAGAAAACATCTACCCCCGCGTTAGTTCGGCCTCCTGGACAGGGAAAGTCTAAGAATGCGAAGAAGAAACGACGTCAGAAAATAAATTTTAATCAGGAAGCGTTAGCTAAGTGTCCTTGGTTCCGTTCTTTAATGGATCCATTCACGTATGTTAGTTCTCGCATTCCGGATGATCAAACTATGACTTCTGGAGTCGTTTATTCGCAGCAGTTTTATCGTGACGCTGCTACTCCAGTTGATGGAGTTCTCAACGTCGCTCACTGTTTTGGATATCTTATCTGTCCTCATCCTGATTCCGGCGTCTTTCAATTGCAAGCTAAGACAAATGGTACGGGTGATTTAACAGCAGTAACACCTACCGCTTATGTTAGGCAACAAGGTTGGACTAATCTATCTTCCATGATTCCATCTTCGTCGCGCGTACGACTAGTTTCACTTGGAGTGAGAATAGTTTACGAGGGTACCGAGATGCAACGTGGAGGTAGAATAGTGGCTGGTACGCTTAACAATAATGCAGGTACTGTTTTGACGAATTCCATGGGTGATCCCCTGGCCTCTTTAACGCGTGAATATCCTTCGCCCGTTACTGATATCAGGAATCGCCTTACGAATATGACAGAGGCTCGTGTAACTGATGGTGTGTTTG